ATTTGATTTCGACATCCTCGCCAACGTATTCGATCCAATAGACCTGCTGAACTGGGGATTCTCCGAGAAGGAATTGCTGGATACCTGTAGCGAGGCCGAAGAGATATTAGAAGAACAGCAGCAGGAAGAGAAAAAGAAGTCGATGAAGGAATGTCCCAGCTGCGGACATAAATTTTAAGCCGGGAGGTTTACATGAATTCAGGACCAGGTCTGCTAGTCGCTGGTGTAGGTCTAACCCTCTTTACTCTCCTGGTATTTTTCACGACCAAATGCATATCTGCTGGGATAAAGGCTAAACCCGAAGAGCCAATAGCCCCGTCGGTCTCAGAGAAAAAGCCGCCTGATGAAAAAGATAAAGAGTGGGAAAACCCTCTCATATTATAATCACGATCATTATCCTGATGTCAGGAATATGGTTTTAGATATGGTATGGATCAATTTGTCGGCCCCGACAATATGATCGACAGGCCATTGCGGATCATTACGAGGAGATGCTCGAAATGGTTAGTGGGTTACAATTTTAAACCGACTGGACTCCATGGACTATTCAACAATTATTCTGAGCTACGTGGATCTTCTGGACATCCTAGACGAATATCGTGTAAATAACTGGAAAAGTCAGCCTTGCAATGTTGAGGCATATGCGAAATATGTGTGGGAGCAGTACCGGGAAGAGATTAATCCACTAGAGGAGATAGAGTGAAAATTACGCCGAAGAAGGGATATGTCCTAGTGTCCAAACAAGAAATCGTGCCAGAGAAAAAACAGGGTGCTATCCTCCTGATCGACGAGGAAAAGCGCAAAATCTATATGCGTCTGGAAAGCGATGGCGAGCTCTATCACAACGGCGATTGCGTCTTTACCCAACCGTTTAGCACGAAGATGGAGATCGAGGACAATCTTTTCCTGATGGAAGAGAAAGACATCGTCGCCTGCTTCACTCTATAGGCGTTTATTAACCATGACAGAACTGAAAACGAAAACTCTCGAGATTTTTCCAGACGACAAGACCCGTGGCAGAATTATAGAAACGCTGGCCGGTTGCGTCTATGTGTTATCAGATGAGCTAAGAAAACATGTAGATCCAAAGGACCTACCCGAAATAGTCGGATACCACGTTGGCCTCGGCATGGGTATATTAGGGGCTGTTCTTGGACGAATAAAAGTGCAAAACGCCGTTCCGTACGATATCAGCTATTCCGATGCGGACTACGATCAGAAATTGGATATTTTAGTGGAAACGTTGATTCAACTAAGGGAAACATGCCGTGAGCGTAGAAAAGGTGAACTGCCGTATGAGGATAAATGACTGAACAAGAAGCGTTCGCATTTTTAGACGAAAATTTCCATATCAGCCTCAGGGATACAGCAGAAAAGTTGCAATTGCAAAGCCGGCAAGTGCTTGATTTATGGGACATAGTAAAACCATACATCTCAGCGTGGGAAGCACAGCGAAAAGAGTTACAACATAATTAATGTTATCGGACATTATGCCGGCATTTATCGATTATACAGGAAAAAAAATCGGCAGGGTTGTAGTCGTTGAGAATATCGAAAGGGGCGTTCGGTCACTTTGGAATTGCCTTTGTGACTGCGGGAACAATTTCCAAAGCGAGCATCGTTCATTCAAACGTGGAGAGACTTTCGAATGCGGCGACTGCCGTCAAGAGAGAAAGAGAGGCGTAGATCTTACGGGAAGAAAATATGGGAGATGGACGGTTATAGCCAGGGAACTGAACAAACACAATAAGACGGTTTGGCTTGTTAAATGTGATTGTGGAGCTCTAGGGAAAGTCGCTACATGTATTCTCGGTACTAAGAAATCTATGAGTTGCGGATGTTTCGGTCGTAAGAAAAAATCAAAATACGTCAACGATACGCTTTATCCTCCCGAGCATAAAAAAGCATTAACAAGGATATATTGCATCAGAGTAAGAATAACCCAATCCTGCTACAACGAAAAAAGCGCCAATTACCGAAACTATGGTGCGAAAGGCTATACCGTTTGTGAATTATGGAAAAATGGCGCTCTGGATTTTTATAAATGGTGTATCGAAAATGGATGGGAGCATAACCATGTGGTCGGCATAACCGAAGGAAAAACTGAATTCAACCCAGAAAATTGCTACATAATGCCTGAAGGCGAATATCGAAGCATGGTAATGCAAAAGAAAGTCACCTATGAAGGAGTCACCAAGACCGCCGCAGAATGGTCAAAAATCGGTCAGGTCAAATCCTCTACCATTCTGACTAGACTAAATAATGGATATTCCATTGAGCATGCTATTTTTGCGCGGCGCTGGAAATTTTCTGGTTTCACTCAAACCTATCCTGATGAAGAGATAAAAAGATTATACGAAACGGGATTGTCGCTAGCAGATGTAGGCAAGAAACTCGGAATATATTACCACACGATAAGCAAGAGACTTCGCGCCATGGGCATTGTGCCAGATATGAAGGGCAGGCGCGTGTACAGAGAAAGAGAGTGTTCGGTATGCGGGATAGCATATGTTCCTACGAACTCGAATCAAAAAATATGTTCGGCCGAATGTAAAAAGAGATCCAGGCGAAAGAATCCATAGCTATAATCCGTCGAATGCGCTCCCTGACAAACCGACGTCAGAATAGGGTACTCCCACACACATCAATAACACTTATTTTAAACTGCGTGTTTATAGAGTCAAAATCATATTGGTTGACAAAACGTGTCTCATCTATTAAGATCCATCTAACATAAACTGAGCCGACCGTGAAACATGATGAAAAGGAATGAGATTATGCAAGTGGTATACGGAGTTTTATACGTTATTTTTTTAGTCTGCATGATGGCGGGTATTTTTTTCGGTATGCCCAAACTAATGGACTATGTGGATTTAAATTTGGCCAGGGATCATCTGGAAAATAGGGCTCAGCGAAAAGTTAGGGATTTAAGATCACAGCTTAGAATCATAGAGCTGGAAAAAGAAGCCATAGAATTGGAAAAAAAACTAAAGGAAAGAAACATTGGATAACCTAAACATCACCCAAGTTCTATCGATTGTCGCCCCCATCATCATAACGGTCATAGTGAGTGCCTATTACATTCATCGTGATATCGTTTCGGATATGAAGATACAAACGTCTCGAGTCGATGCGGCAAATGCGCGCATTGACCAGCTACATGTGATGTTTTACGAACTTCTCAGAGAGGTAAAGAAGTGAATGATGTGCCCGATAGAGAATTGATCGAGACGTCCAATAGTCTTCTTAGAATATGGGATATGTTTGAATATCAGGAATGTCATCATAGACGAGCGTTTGGAGAATTGTTGTATAGATGTTCGCACGCCATCTTGGTATTTGAACTATTCACAAGAGGGCATATGAGCGTGGATGATTTAAAGTCCGCGATCATGCGATGCGTTACGCCTTCCGATATACTGAAATGTTACGTTGATGACCTGCAAGGTCAGGTTACTGATCTGGAGAATGGAGAATGACTGGTAAGCGCATAGGATACAAGCGCGTCAGCACCTCTGAGCAGAATCCCGAGAGCCAGCTGAATAATCTCCCGCTCGATAAGACATTCGTGGAAATCGAAACCGGCTATTCGATGAAGGATAGGCATCAACTCGCTTTGATGAAAGATTACGTGCGCGAGGATGACACGGTCTTTGTGGAGTGTCTGGATCGCCTAGGCCGCAACAGCTACGACCTTGATGAGATAGTGGAGTTTCTCCTAGCCAAGGGCGTACAAATCACGTTTGTCAGGGAAGGTATTACTCTAGGTAAGAAAAACGACTTGATGTCGAAACTGGCCTATGACATGATGAAATCATTTATTCATTTCTTCTCGGCGCTAGCTAAGGAGCGCCAGCGCATTGGTATTGATAAGGCAATGCGGGAAGGCCGATACAAGGGACGAGCGACAAAGTTAGACGCAGAAATGATTGCTGCACTGAAAGCCCATATGCTCACGCGAAAGACGAAAAGTGAAATCGCCAAAGACTTAGGTGTTTCTCGGGAAACCATTTATCGGTATCTGAACAAGATCGCACAAGATGAACAGGCGACGAAGGATGTCTAGAGAGAAGAATTTGCGAACCGATTCAAAATGGATTAGCGTGGACGAAGCGCTGCCGAAAACAGACGTCGAGATTCTTTTCGTTTCTGAAGGACGCGTCAAATTCGGCGAGTATATCTGGTATGATCCTGATTACCGATGGCTTGATAGCCTGGTTCACCTATATCGTTACGATGTTCAATATTGGATGCCATTACCTAAACCACCAACGGGAGACAAAGCATGAAAGGATATAGATTTGCGACGATTTTTATAGCATTCGCGCTGTCGATTCTTGTAATAGATAAGTTATCATCGAAAGAGCCGGTACCCAGGGTCAGAGATGGCAAAGAATATAGACAATGGTGGTGTCCGCGATGCGATAAAGTCACCAGTGGTTACGGCCCTCCCTATACGTGCACCCACTGCGGGAAGGTCCTGTATTAATATGGACGAGGCTATAGTGAACCAGGGTAAAATAATAATGGCTCTAGAAATTGCATTAGACTATGGGCAGAGCAAGGGAGAACGTCAAAAAGCGTGGGTCATTGATCAAATCGTACGGACGTTGAGTGGTGATAAATATCCCGAAGAAATAAAAGACTATTGCGAGGGAAATTATGGTCCGAATTCCTATGATTGGGACGAGGGAATTGTGCCTGTGATATGTCGGTCATGTATACGAAATTGATGTTCTGTATGCACGTTGCGAAAATGTGCACAAAAAAAGAGAAATATTAGACAGATGCCTAGAAAATATGTGATTACAAAACCATGGCCTAGGAAAATTTGCTCTGAGTGTGGCAAACCGGCTAAAGGTCTCGGATTTTGCAGCAAACATTATCAAAACTTTAAGCGTTTAGGCAAAGCTAAGGCCAATCAAAATAAATGCAACTCTGTTGATGATTTTTTACGGGAAATACACACATTAGAATCCGGCGAAAGCGGATGTAAGTTATGGAAGAGAGGAACGGACAAAGATGGATATGGGTATTATGCTATCGATGGAATCACATATGGAGCACATAGGTTGCTTTATAAGTTATCTTTCCCAGGAGAATATAGTGGAATGGTCGTCATGCATATATGCGACAACCCCAAATGTTGCAACATAGAACATCTTCGGATAGGCACGCCATCTCAAAACACCTACGACATGATAAAAAAATCGAGAAACGTTAGGGGAGAGCGAGTGGGGACATCGCGGTTGAGTGAGGCTCAAGTGCTTGACATCAGATCAACGTATCATTTCAAGTCAGCGACCGAACTAGCCCAAGAATATGGAGTCTGTAAACAAACGATATGCAACGTGCTAAATGGAGCAACCTATGTAAACGAGGACTACAAACCGGTGAATAGGCATGTAAGGATAGAGATATGAATGAGCCGACTATAGCCACTGAGGGAAGTCTGTTTGTTTCCACCGATCTCAGAGTTTGGGAAAGAAGATGGTGGGGATGGAAGTTTCTTGGGATCCATGAGCCCCATAAAAACATACCATATCCCTACGAGAAGATTGATCATATCGAGGACATCGTTGACGGAGTGAAAAATTGACTAGAGAAGATAAATTAAAGATCGCTCGCGCGGCATTCAAAGAAATACTGGCTGCCATGAAAATCGTAGAATTAGCCTATGGCGTGACTGTGCATTGGCAGGAATATATAACTGTCGATCATGAAGAATTCAGATCGCACGAATTGATGGAGGACGACGAATGAGCGGAAATTGTCAGATGTGCGGTGAGCATTGCATCGATTGTCAATGTGATAAGCACACTATGGTCAGAGAGATGCCTGAATCGGTTGACATGGTTAACAGCCCTCCTCACTATCAGGGTGCTAACTTCGAAGTGATAGACGTGATTGAAGAGTTTGGCTTGAATTTTCACCTGGGCAATGCAATCAAGTACATACTGCGCGCTGGTAAGAAGGGTGACCGCAAGGAAGATCTAAGCAAGGCTGTCTGGTATCTGGAAAGAGAGATAGCGGATGAAATCTGATAAGTACACAGAAGTAGAATGTAAGAGTCCTTTCATTCAACCAGGTACAAACATATGAGCATATCCACCTCATACCGCAATCCTATATGGGAAGAGATCAGGGATGCTTGGTATGATCTAGTCCCCGATTCCGGTAAGAAAAATGCTGCGATGTTCTTTCCTCCCCTGAATGAATATATCAATGTCGCTAAGCATTGTTTTCACGTTCATGAGGTCCCGATCGACATCAAGATGTCATTATAAAGTTCAAAGTGTAACATAAGTTCTTGAGTTTCTGTCCCGCATATAGTATATAGTTTTTTAAACACATGCGAAGTCGGGATAGTTACAATGGGTCGCACAAAAAAAGAAATCAATTGGGACGTTGTTGAAAAGAAAGTAGAAGCAGGCTGTTCGGCTAAAGAAATATATGAATGCGTAGTCGATAGCGATACATTCTATAGAAGATTTAAGGAACATTTCGGCGAGAATTTCGCGGATTATTCGGCACGAATCAAGAGTGCAGGGCCTGGAAATATTAGATTCACCCAGTACATGAAAGCTTTGGCTGGGAATACGAATATGCTAATGCTTCTAGGACGTGAATTGCTAGGCCAGGGAAAAGAACCCGAGAGGATTTCTCCGTTCGAAGATGCTATTGCAGAGCGTCATGAGCTTATGATACTCCGTTCGCAAGTCCAAAAGCTTAGGGAGCAGCTGAATGTTCAAGATACTTGACGAGAACATTGAATATCTATCACAGCTCACTAAAGACGAAGCCGATTTTATCGAACATATATTGAGTTGGACAGATGAGCAGAGAGTAGCTTTCGCTATGGCTAAACGAATATTCGAGGATAAGCAGAATGCCGACAAGCCCGAAGCAGGATAGGAGCTTCGAAGAGGCTACCCATCGTTTCAATATCTGGGTGGGCGCTGTCCGATCAGGCAAGACCTATGCTAGTCTGGAAAGATTTATGTACGATCTGAAGAACGGGCCGCCTGGTGACGCGATGATTATAGGCGTCAACCGCACTTCCATTCAACGAAATATTCTTACACATCTCTATAGGCAATTAGGTTTCCCATGTCCGACAGAGAAGTCCCAACAAAGCAAACTATATGGCAGGACTGTGTGGTTTGTGGGGGCACCCGATGTGTCCGCCGTCTCGACGATTCAGGGCAGTACGCTAGCGTTGGCTTATGTCGACGAAGCGACAAACATCCCAGAGCCATTTTGGAGGATGCTAGAGAGTCGTTTAAGTGTTCCGGGTGCGAAATTACTAGCGACGACTAACCCTGAGGGACCAGCTCACTGGCTTAAAAAGGACTTCATAGATAAGAAAGGAATCGATTTAGCCTACTGGAGTTTCAACCTAGATGACAATCCCTCACTCGATGAAGATTTCAAAAAGCAGCTTAAAGCATCGTATAGTGGACTGTGGTTCAACCGCTACATCCTCGGCGAGTGGTCGCTCGCACACGGAGCCATCTACGACAATTACGACCAATACAACGAATACGAAAATCCGTATCCTGCTCCGAACTATTATATCGTCGGCGTGGATTATGGGACCACTAATGCAACTGCTGCCGTGTTATGCGCTATTACTCCCAACAAATGGCCTCAGATACGGGTCGAAGCGGAATATTACTATGATTCAGCTAAAAAGGGACGTAGCAAAACCGATCAAGAGCTTGTACGAGACATCAAGGATTTTATCGGATATAAAAACGTCTCTGCAATTTACGTGGACCCTGCCGCTGCGTCTCTTAAAATTGCACTACGACAGGCGGAGTTACCCGTTCTTGACGCCAACAACGATGTCCTACTTGGTATTAAGATCTGTTCTAAATTTATCGGCGGAAAGAACATAGTCATTCAGAAGGGATGCACGGTGCTTCGCGAGCAATTGCAATCCTATGCATGGGATTCTAAGGCAGCTGATAGAGGCGAGGATAAGCCGGTCAAGAAGGACGACCATATTTGCGACGCGTTACGCTATGCCGTGGTCTCTGCGTTCCCTCAAGGTGAGTTCAATCATCCGGACGAGCATCTTAGCTATGACCAGCTTCGCCGCAAGGTTTTTAGCGACGATGATGGATGGGGAGCTGCATTGAATGCAGGGATGGGAGGATATTGATGGGATATTGGGTAGACGAAAATACGTATCAGTTCGACGATGAAAAAGAAATGATGGCTGATTTAGGTATCGATGCCGACACGGTAAAGGGCGATTACGCAGAAGCGCATCACCACATATCTAGATTTTGGAATCGATCGGAAATAGACAAGCGGTTCATAACGGGGGGAGATTAGTGGACTATCAAGCACTGCTTCAGGCCGTCGATCATTGGAAAGAAGAAGCTAAAAGATACGAATGGATGTTTCTAGAACAAAAAGAAATGTGTGATGGATATCGTGAAGTGATCCAAGAATTGGAGCAGCACATAAGGGCACTTCAATTAAATAAATTTGTCGATAAAAACGATGTCTAGAATACGGTATCAATGAATGATTTTTGGGGAATGATTCGGCGTCTCGGTAGATGTAAGTGCGATCTATGTCAAAGCCACATTAAGGAAGCGCTGAAGGAAGAAAACGAAAGACTCGAGGCTATTCGACAAGCATCTTTGAATAAAACAATTGACAAAAACGATGCCTAAAATGGAACGTCTGTGATATAAAGTATTTTAATTCACAGGGACGCTCTAGATGGGTTCATACGAGTCAGGCCAGTATGCTATCGGGGGCGGCTACATAGATCCCTCTGACGTACAAGCTAAAGACATCAAGCAGATGATGGATTGGTTCTACCAGTCCAACTACACTACGAACTCAACCTATTGGCTTCAGGGCGCTATTGACAAGCGATTCAAGGTTGGAGATCAGCAGCTCTACAACCAATTCTACGGAAATAACGCGCAGAACGTTCAGAAGTTCTTCTTCAACCTGATTCGCCGTCACATCAACATGATTGTTGGCTATCAGCGCAAGAACAGAAAGTCCACGGTTACTGTTCCAGTCCTAAATGATTCCGATCCTATCGCGGATGACTACAACAAGGTCATGCGTTGGGTTGATGATAGGGATGGATTTCAGGAATATCTATCTCAAGCATTTGAAGGGGCCTGCGACACGGGAGAGACACTTCTACATCTATATCCCGACTACACCTTCGACCCGGTCTCAGGAGATCTATTCACAGACTGTGTGGCCTATAACAACTACCTTATAGATCAGTACACTAGGAAGCAGGATTTATCAGACTGTAATGGCATCTGGCGCCGGCGTTGGACCTCTAAGGAAGAAGCCAAGGCTCTTATTCCCGGATACGCGAAAGAAATAGATAAGATGAAACCTGGGGGAATGAAAGATGGAAGATTCCCATTGCAGGCTGAGTTGCAGAATGTGGCCATCTCTAACTTATTTACGTACGACGAATTCTATTACCGTACGACTCGCCCTGGCAAGATCATCGTTGATCCTTACACTGGAGAAGCCGTCGAGTGGGAAGATGACGAGACAGAAGAAGAAGGGATGATGGAGCGCGTGCTCTATCAGCAACCTTGGTTGCAGGTCAAGAAAACAGATATTCCTACGGTTAAGCTCGTCATATGCCTTTCCGGAAAAGAAGTATATCACGGGAAGAATCTGCTAGGAATTGATCAATATCCATTTGTTCCCGCACAGTGCTACATCGAACAGGATATACAGGCATATGCATGGAGAAAGCAGGGAATTATACGAAATTTACGTGACTCTCAGTTCCTCTACAACATGCGCAAGGTCATTGAGCTACAATTATTACAAAGCTCGCTCAATGCAGGTTGGATCTACCCCGTGGATGTGGTCCCTGACCCCAAATGCTTCCGTCAGACCAGCGGCGGCGACGGTTTCCTTATCCCGCTCAAGGCCGGTCACCTACCCAACGAAATAGAGCGCATCAACCCCGTAGCTATTCCACAATCTTTACTTGAACTTTCTGCAAGTTTAGCCGAGGATATCACTAAGATTTCGGGGGTAAATGAAGAGCTTTTGGGCGCAGCGACGGACGATAAGTCTGGGATTCTCAGTATGCTACGACAAGGCGCGGGACTTACTACATTACAAACTATATTCGACAAGCTCGATTATTCTCAGCGACTATACGGGAAGATACGCCTTCAGGCAATTCGTAAAAACTTCAGTAAGGGTAAAATACGCAATATCCTGGGTCATGAAGCAGATCCTAGATTTTTCTCATCTCATTCCCAGAAATACGCCGTTGCTGTTGAGGAGGGTAACTATTCTACGTCCCAACGTCAGATGGAACTGCAACAGCTTCTCCACTTCAAACAATTGGGGATGGCTATACCTGACAAGTCAATTTTGCGTGCTGCTTTTATCACAAATAAACAGCAAGTAATCCAAGAGATGGAAGAGCAGATGCAACAGCAGATGCAGCAACAGCAGGCAGAAGCCCAACAAACCGAGAAGATGGATAACGCTAAGATCATGGGCATGTTCGCCAAGGCCAAGACTGACATGGCTCGTGAGCAAGATCTTAAGGCGTCCTCTCTAGAGCGTATGGCTAAAATTCAAGATCTCAACGCTGACTCTGTCTATAAATCAAGCAAAGCTGACCTAGAGATGGTCAAGACCATGATCGAACTTGAAGATATGGATCTGCAAAACCTGAAGAGTAATTTAGAACTCGCCGAGTATATCAAAGGGGTAAATTCGGCATCACAACAAATGGCGGCAGCAGCTGTCTAGGAGTAATTATGGCACATAGTAAAGAAGCTCATGCACAGATGCCTGGCGCAATGGGTAAGTTTAACGATGGTCACTGGGAAAAGAAACCGGGCAATGTCGAATCAGCTGGTGGACGGTATGCGTCTGAAATGAATACAGCCGAAGAATATAAGAAGTCAGCTGACGGATTAGCTAACTATGTAAAAAAGCATAGAGAGCAGCATTAAACCACTCATAGCCGTTGGTGAAAGCCAATCTCGGGGGTTGCTAGTGTGTGCAGGCTATGTGCACTAGCATTTTGTTATATCGCGTTACATATGTAAACCATTGAGGATAAGATGGGTAAGACTGTTAAACATAATCCCGATTACCTGAAAAATACAACTGCTGATGTGATCAAGCACGGAAGCGGTAAAGCTGTTCCCAATGATCAATGGGAAGTAAACAGGGACATAACGCCAAAGGGAGCAGACAACTCATGGGGCGCGTTCTTACCTAGAGCCGGTAAGGATAGACCAACGCCGCACACCAAGACTAATGAATGTGACCATTAAGGATCATTATGAAACTTAAAAACCAGGAACCTAGAAAGAGCGCTTTAAAAGCTATCGAGGGGACGCAAAGAAGTTCGAAAAAGTATAAGTCATCTGCTCATGTTAAAGAGGAAAAGGTTAAAGAGTACCGGAAAAAAGATGATGAACGCATCGCTAGGCAATTTTCGGGAGAATCTAAGAAAGAAAGAACTAAAGCGGCTAGAGAAGGATCGAAGCAGTACGAAAAAAAGGCTTCTACGACTGAAAAAGTGAAGTCGTCGAGCAAGCACCTTCCGAAAAAGCAGGAAGTGAAGAAGCGTAGAATAAAAGCTGGTAGCCCCTCTTGGCATCAAATTTAATTGTAGAGAACGAACATGACCCCATGGTTTGAGCGAGTGTATCACACGGAACCCGTGAGAGAGTCAGATTGCGATAGAGAGCACAAGTCTATCGAGCTTTCGGACGAACAGATTTTGCGTCGAACTTGGGTCGATAAAGACGAGATTGCAAGAAATTTCGCAGGGGTAAACGGGGAATTAATTGTAAATTACCCTAGTCCTGGACCTGTTAAAATACATATTGACGAAAAACCCAAGCGTAAAATCCCCGGTCGAAAGCCTAAAAAGACGAGCTGATATGAATGCTAAAAAAACTAGGGTTTCTGCCGGCGAACTTTCAAGAAAAGCTTTGGCAGACGAGACCAAATATGACGCACTAGATATCGGCCACGCTATGGCAGATGATATCGATAAACACCTAGAGGAGTGTATCGAGACACATCTTAACTATACCGATGAGGAAGGCATCCAGTCTTACCGCCTACTTGAGCAATTCTGCGTCGTCATGGTTATCGCTAAGGATAACCTCATAAAGAACGTAATTCGTCGTAAGTTCTATTGCTGTCCGTTCCTGCCTAGTCCACGTCCCAACCAAGCAGTTTTTCTATACACAAAGGCAGCAGGACGTATAACCAAACGCCTATGGGTGTTACCCAGTGATATGGTGATGGCAGAGTTAGCTGAATTAGCAATTGTAGACAAACGATATAAAACCATGCAGGCATGGAGCGTCGCCTTTTTTGAGGGTAAGTTTTGGGAATATATCCGCTATGAAAGCGGCACCACAATGGTATCACAGCAAGAGTATCTCTCACAGCATAGAGAAGAACTTATCCAGTCCGGCTGTAAGCTCCTTAATCCGGACTACACCCAAGCCTTTGATTTTGACAAGGTCAATATCGAAAAGGTCATAGATACGCAGGAAGCCTTGATCGATTAAAATCTTCTGAATCTTCGGATTTAGACAGAGGATTTCGATAGGGGCATCGGCTAGCATAAATTTCATAGTCGTTCGGTAATCGTGAAACTTCTGCTTCAGCTCTTGTTTGAGCTTGATCATGTCAATATCATTTTCAAAATTAACATTGATATTCTCAAAATTTTCTTTTAAATTGTCGATGTCGTTCAAAAGGAGACTCCAGCATGACAGCGTTAAATTCCGAGGCGAAACCACCTGAGGCTCAAGCACAAGATAAACCTGACAGTAATTTGCTACAAAATAATGTTGACACAACATTAGCACAACAAAAATCAGAAGTTCCAGAACAAAGTGGACAGGATCAAGCAGCGGTCATCGAAGATCCGAATTGGAGAGCATTCCGCGAGGCTCGGAAAAAAGATAGAGAAGAGAAAGAAGCGGCAGAGCGTAAAGCTGCTGAAAAAGAAAACGAAGTCGCAGCCTTAAAAGCGGCAATGGAAGCGGCATTTTCAGCAAAATCTTCACCTTCACCGCAAGCATATCAGCAGTACTATGGGATGAATCAGGCCGATCAACCCGAAGAGAACGAAGAACAGCGGATCGAGCGTAAGGTGAATGAACTCCTTTCGAAGAAAGAGGATCAATATAAGAGACAACGAGCTGAGGAAGAGCAGCGCGAATACCCCAATCGTCTGATGAAAGACTTCCCTGACTTCAAGCAGGTCTGTAGCCAGGAGAATCTGGACTATCTAGACTATCATTATCCAGAGCTTTCCAGACCACTACAACGCCTAAATGAGGGTTACGACAAGTGGCATGATACATATCACGCGGTAAAGAAATTTATACCTAACCACTCCACGGCCAGAAAGGAAGCTGCTAGGGCTGATATGAACAGCAATAAGCCGCGCTCCATTTCGAGCACTGGATCATCGCCAACGGGTGAACCAGCTAGAACTGGATGGCAAGACACAGAAGCTAGGCGCGCTGAAAACTGGGCAAGGATGCAAAAAACCATGAAGGGTGTTTAGAATTAATTGATTAAAATAATGTTTATGTATATCGTCTGGATTGACGCTATTTAGGATTCGTCACCCTTCGACTGCACAGTACCTCGTCAGTACGGCTGAAATTAGTTCATTCGCCATGAACGGAATTATCAACTGTATAAACGAGGTTTTTTATGGCTACCGGAATAACCGGAATTCAGAATATGGCCCCCGAATTGCCAGTACAGGCAAGCGAGGACCTACTCTCAACACCAATGTTTAACTTGATCCACAGCTTCGGTGTTGATTTACATCATGCCGAAAGCTACGTGGGCAAAACGACTCGTATGTCGCGCTTTGAGCGCCTATCCACTGAAGGCGGTCAGCTTGATGGTTCGGGTATTGACCCGGCGTCCGAAGTGCCAGTGCGTACCGATATCGATGCGACCATGGAAATCTATGCGAAATCCATAGTTACTAACGAACAGGTCGTGCTGTGGGAAAATTCTAAAACACTAACCAAATTCACAGCTTTGCTGGGACAATGGTTACGTGAAAAAGAAGATCTGCTGATGCGCGATCTATTCGCTAGCTCAGTCTCCTATATCAACGCGACTGGCGGTTTGAACGGAGATCAACCAAGTAACATCTCCTTGAATGACGTTAACAACATCGAAAACATCCTGCTCGGCAACGATGCAAGATCGATGCTTACTTCACTCGAGGCTACTCTGAAGTTCGCTACTGGTGGTGTCCGCGATGCATTCATTGCTCTCGCTAACACAAACCTTTGCGCAGATCTTCAAAAAGTGCAAGGCGTATTGCTCAAAAATGCGTACCCAACACAAGAAGGTATTCGCCCAGAAGAGTATTGCTCTATCAGCAGATTCCGGATCTTCGTTTCCTCTAAGGCAGCTAAGACGCCTGGTATCTCACTGCGTGGTAATACGGTCTATACGATCCCAATGTTCGGTCTAGAAGCCGCTGCTAAAATCGAGCAGAACAACTACACCGCAGTGATTGGATATCGTCCACCTTGGGTAGTGTCCTCTGTTGCACAGAACAGCCAGTTGTATGCCAAATTCGCCATCGCTCGAGCGATTACGAACCAAAACTGGATCTCTGGTTTGAACGTAACAACATTCCAACCTTCATAAGGAGATCAACATGGCGTTTACTATTCTTGACGGTAACAGTTTTACCTCGACAGGCGCTGGGAAAAAGATTCCGGTGCCTAGTTCCGCAGACTACATGAGAGTGGTCAATATGACTCAACTTCCATTGGCTCCCGCAACACCCGTTGTTGTAGTTTCTGAATGGTTTGGACCTAAGTTTGGTGTTGGTGCTAGCGCTGCTAACGACGGTATCCGTTGGAAGAAGTCGGCTAACACTAGTGTCATGAACTTAGATACGTTTGCCACTTCAACGGCATCGAACGGTTTCACATACGTTCAAACCGCTCCAGTGGTAGAAGCGCAGTCAGCTAACGCGATTACAGCTATTACAGCTGCATCGCCTGGTGTTGTCACTCAGACAAACACCTATTCTGATGGCGACATTCTTCAGTTTTACAGCACAACAGGGATGCTGCAACTGGGTGGGATGGCATTTCAGATTTCTAGCACCTCTGGATCTGGCTATACATTGACCGGGTTGAGGGCGGCAGGTTTCGCTTCTCCAGGAACAGCTGGTTTTACACGTCGTATTTCCAAATACGCCGCTGTCGAACCTCAGTTCTTATACATCACCGAGATTACAAAGGCGACACAAGCGGTCGTAAGAACGTCTGTTGATCCTAGTCAATACTACGTTGTCGGTATGAAGATTCATTTTAGCATTCCGTTCTCATTCGGGATGTATCAGATGAATCAGCTCACCGGAACCATCGTAGCGGTATCGGCTGCCAACTACACGTTGACAGTTGATATTGACAGCAGCGCTTTTAACACCTTTGCGTTCCCGGCTTCAACAGCGTCACCGACAGCTGCGCTGTTCGCGACCCTGGCTCCTGCTGGTGCGTCGACACAATTCAACCCTGTAACGAACGTGCAGACCGGATACGATTTCCAGTATCAGCCTTTCCGAACAGGCGAATTCACGCCTTACATGTATCTAGCCGGCGGCGCTCAGTCTCCAGCAGGTGCAGCGTCTGATGTGATTAACTGGATGACGTACAAGCTCGAGTCGTAGTCGATAGGTAAGTTGGCTTTTAGATAGAGGCCCGGGGAGGGGACAATTAGACCCCTCCCCTTTTATGAAGGAATAGGATGGCTAATCAGTATTTACCAGGTGTAAACACCATACCCAACTCGCTAGTGATCACAGCGATCACCAAGGCGATGCCTATGGTTGTTACTACGACACTGGTTAATACTTCGCCAAATCCTAGAGTTAATACCTATCGCGCGGGAATGAATGTGAAGTTATATATCCCGCGACCATATGGCATGTATCAGGCCAACGGACTAGTGGGGACGATACTAGATGTGACAGGGAACGTTTTCGCTCTAGGGATAGATTCTTCTCTTTTCGATACCTTTACCGTCCCGGTTACCCTCGTTGAATCGCCTGCGAGTCTTTCCCCGGCAGGTTCCAGAAACTTGGAGTACGACAACTTTACCAATGATGTTCCTTTCCAGAACTTAAATAACATAGGAAATTAAGATGGCTAAACAATTAATGATGGCAACCGCAGCTGGGGAAACTCACGGGTTGATTAACACTTTGACTAATAGCGTTCCGTTCGATGACTTCAAAAATATGAAACCGGAACACCAGAAAGAGATGCAGCGTCAGAAGAAAGAAGACGCCCGATTCGTTAAAGCAGAGTATATGAACTCGAGGGGGAGACATGAAAGGCTCACGAAACCGTATTGCAAGTATGCTGGGGACCCTATTGAGATTTGGCATTTCATTCCTGGAAAAACTTACGAGGTACCGCTAGGACTAGTGAATGAGGTCAATGACAAGAACAAGATCATGAAGAAGCGCGCAGGCCTTGTGAGCGTAGATGGTAATCCTGTGACTGCCAGCGAAGCGCCTCTAGATAGAGATGAGGAAGGTGATTGGTTACACAAGTTTGTGGCAAGCGGTTTCTAATTAAGAGGTTATAGTATGTCATCACCAGTAGCACAAGCAGATTCGACCTACGTTTTTATCGAGAAAAAGGTACGTCGTTTAACGGCTTCCGCTAGTGAATCGGCCCTATCGAGCGTGAATATCGAAGAGGCTGTGAATACATTCTATAATACAGACTTTCCCTATGCCATAAAGATTGACCAACAGCGGTCAGTCTATAAGTTCCTTACTATCCCAAACGTTGATCGATACCCTGTGGATGTCAACAATCTACAGGGCTTTCGTGCGCCTGTCTATTTCGAAGGGATACAGGGAAATCTATTCAAGAACCGAGATCAGCTTTTTAATCTATACCCTCGCTACCCAACACAGTTCCAACAGGGCGTCCCATCCACTAATGGGGTAATTACTGCCATCCTTCAGCCATCCAATCCAACTCAGATTACGAGCGCCAGTCACGGTCTCTCTACCGGCGACTTTGTTCTGATTGAAAACGTAGGGGGTATGGTCGAACTGAATGGCAATTACTACATGATCACGGTGGTAGATCCTAACACATTCACGTTGGATGGCATAGATAATACCACATTTTCGGCGTATACCAGCGGCGGAACCTGGACATCTACTAGCACAAACGTATCGTTTACGCTATTTGGTAACAACGTTAACCCATTTCCTCAGCCCAACTTCGGGATTTTAAGCACACAGGTCGTCATCGGTGGGATTGACATCAATGGTAATCCTATCCGAATTATGGATGATGGTGGGGGCGTCGTTAACGCATTCGGCATTGGAAGCAACACCACTACTGGTCAGCTCGTATTCGTTACCCAGAATGCTGTGGGCAATAATGTTTATCTTGATCCGACCGACGTACAGACTCCAATATTACCTGCGTTATCCCCTATCGGAGGTCAGAATAACGCTAATCTGCCCAACACGGCCTATCCACCAGCTTCGTTAACAACTCAGTACTGTGGAACCGTCAATTACGTCACCACTCAGATCAGTCTAAGACTTCCAGTTCCCCCCGCTCCGGGAACAATGTTGAACATATGGGCTGCTACGTATCAGGTTGGCAGGCCTTATAATGCTTTGTTTTGGAATAACGAGATCACGATTCGCCCCGTTCCCGATAACGTGTATCTCGTCGAGATAGAGACGTACCAGACTCCTGCGCAGTTCATGAATACATCAAACCATCCCGTCCTAAATCAATGGGCCCAGTATATCGCATATGGTGCTGCACGTGAGATATTAAGGGACCGTCAAGATATGGAAGGGGTAGCCAACCTCGAAGAGGGATTCAAACGGCAGGAGGCCTTGGTTTTAGAGAGACAGGCAGTCGAAGAGATTGGGCAGCCCAACATTACCATGTTCAATAGCACACAGGTCGGATTCGGAGTAGGAAATGGTAATGGGTATGGCGGAGGTGGGTACTAATGGCAGGCTACCAACCTCTTAAGATCACGGGAAACCAAACCGGCCTTGTGGAAAGCCGTGAGGAATTCCTACTGCCCGATGATGCCTACCCAAAACTTAGAAACGCCTATGTATGGCGTGAGCGAATTAAAAGGAAGAAGGGTTGCCTGTTGCTAGGTCGCCTACAGAGGAATATCGGCACTACAGGCGCTGGAGGTAACCTAGTTGTAGTGATCAGCCCTATACCTATTCAGCCAGGGCGAGCATCTTTCGTTATCGGTACAGACATATTTAATGATCCAGGTGGTGCTAGTCCCGTTAACCTATTAACGAATAGCGTTGCCGGAACCGGGGTACTAGATCGAGCAACCGGAACGTTAACTATAGCTAATTCCATTCCACTGACCGCCGTACAGTACTTTCCCGGATTGCCCGTAATGGGTATTCGAACAAGGGAATTGCAGAACGCTCTGAACGACCAGACTGTATTTTTCGACCAGAATTATGCCTACATTTTCAACGGAACAACGAATGCTTTCCAGGAGTTTATACCTGGTACGACATGGAATGCGGCGGCAGAGGGAGTAGACGGAACGAACTTTTTTTGGTCCACGAATTACTGGGTAAGTCAATTACTGATTCCGGGCACAGCAACCCCGCTTTTTACCACATCAAATAGGAAGCTTTTCTGGGAGACGAATAATTCGAGTAATATAACGATAACTCAAGATCCTCCTAGAATTACTGATGGCGTCACATGGGTTCCTTTTTATAACGATACGAACCCCCTGGTAATTCCCCCGTGGGCACAGATAAACTTCGACGCCACACCAACAGCTGTTTTCTTGACCAACTTCCTGTCTATGCTTCCTTTTCGAGGTAGGATGGTTGTTTTCAACACTCGAGAAGGAACGTCAGCCACGAGTGCCCAACAGTTTTCGAACCGGATACGATGGTCAACTATCGGGAACCCCTTTATTCCTTATTCTGCGGGGCCGCCAGCGCGTGGATCTTGGCGAGATGACATAAGAGGCCAAGGAGGGTTTCTTGACATTCCTACGTCAGAGGATATCGTTTCCGTTGGTTTCGTTAGGGATAACCTAGTCATCTACTGCGAACGTTCGACTTGGCAATTGCGCTATACGGGACGGTCCATTTCCCCCTTCCAGATCGAACGAGTGAATAGCGAACTTGGTGGAGAGGGTCCTTTCTCGGCAATTCAGTTCGATACATCTCTCGTCGGCGTAGGCGACAAGGGTATCGTCGAATGCGACAGCTATAAGTCCGAACGCATCGACATCAAGATATTAGATTTTGTGTTCGAAATTCAATCGGCTAATGGTGGACCTACCAGGGTACATGGCATACGTGACTTTATCAACCGGTTGGCGTTTTGGACGATTCCATTATCTGCACAATACGACCCTAGAGTGCCCAATGCAGACTGCATTTTTCCGAACATTCGACTGATTTACAACTACGAAAATGACTCATGGGCGACGTTCGATGACTCTTATACAACGCTGGGGACATTTCAACCGTCTACGAGTCGGACATGGTTAAACACTCCCATCAAATGGGTTAACGCCAACTTCTCATGGATAGGTACTCAGGCGAGGGATAATCCTGACATTGTGGGTGGTAATCAGCAGGGATACGTCGAATATCTTGATCAGCTAACGACTAATGACGTCAGCCTATTTATTTCCAATATCCAGCCGAATACGACACTGCCTACAGTAATAACATCTCCCAACCACAATCTAGTCACAGGTTCCGTTATCGGTATTAGCGGAATCCCAACAGGTTCCCCATATGACAACCTAAATGGCGGTGTCTATGGCGTGATTCTGGGAGACAACGGGAACTTGGACTTCACTAATAAGTTTCGCTTGATGTTGTTTAATCCTGCCACGGCATTATTTAGCACTCCGCAGCTTGATGTGCCAGATGGGGCTTATGTTGGCGGTGGACAGATCAATATCCGAGACAATTTCAATATTGTTAGCAAGAAGTTCAACTTCCTCGACGAGGGTCAAAACATTCAGATGGGCTATCTGGATATCCTTATGGAATCGACTAGCTCAGAAAATCCCGGGGCTATCTCGTTATTTATCTATCTAGATTACAACCAAAATGAGGCGTCTAACACGCTTCCAAATAACAGAATATCCAACTCGGGACCTCCTGGGATACCTGACACATTTTTCAACTCAATTATTCCCACGACTCCTTCAACATTGAATGGAGTTGGGGGGACAAAGTTTTGGCAGCGGGTTTTTTGCCCCACCAGATCTAACTTTTTAACCCTCGAATACACGTTTTCTAATGCGCAAATGGCGGGCGATGAACAAGAGCTAGATGTTCAGATCGACGCGCAAATTTTATGGATCAGAAGGGCGGGACGACTATCACAAATTTAGGAGTAATATATGGCAGTTTATCAACCGGGAATCCCGACAGGACAGGTAGAATTAGATCAGGACTACGTCAATATACAGGGTAATTTTACCCAGCTTAACGTCGTCTACGGGACAGACCACTATCCTTTCGATAATGCCACCCCGAATCAAGGCTTTCATAACCTAGTGACTACGCCATCTGTAGTGAATAACCCGCCTGATGGATTACCTCCCGCTACCGCGGCCGGGATACTGAAACTATATGCGTATCAGCAGTACGCCGCTTTCGGTCCATTGCAATATTCGCGAGGACCGAGCAGCGCTATTCCTACACCACTCACTAGTCTCCACGGTGGTCCAATAAACATACCTGCTAATACCAAAGCTAACATTATAGATTTGGTTGGGATGACAAGGGTTATGCTCAGGCTATCTTATTTCAGCGACATTGCCGTTTCTGGTAACGGTAAATTAGCTAGAGATACATACGTGGCATTTAGTCAAGGAACATCCAATCTTAACGCCTCGACGCCCGTAAGCACTTTCGGCACCGTAATGACTGGAACCGTTTTGCAAATACATAACAACATGGTAAACCCAGTGAATAACGTTTATTGGACGCTGGAATTCATAAGGATTGAATAATGAATTTCTCTGACAGCCAACAGCTAGAAAGTTTCGTTCCGGTTTACGACGCGGCACCCGAAAAGTGGGAAGACGCCCGACCTTTCATTGTCGAGCAACTCAAGCGCATTTCGAATGCCGTCAACATTCGTGAGATAGGGTGGTATCTGGATGAAGAGTTGTTGAGTGGAAAAGCGTTTATACCCGGTACCACAGCTATTAACGACCTAAGCACATCACAAGTGTTTAGGCAGATCTTACGCAAGGTCGTCGATCTAGGTCCATTGGTAGCCGGAGTTAATCCACCAATTCCCCATGGAGTGACATTTGACGCCAACCTGACATCCATTGATTCATGGGTGGAAGCGACTAATTCCACGACGCTCACAGCCGTGACGCTTGTTTCGCCGGAACTACAGATTGTTGGACCGAATATTTTGATTACATCTCCAGGAGCCTTTGATAGGGCATTTTTCTTTTGGGAGTACACACAGGAGCTTTAACATGTCATTTTGGGATTTTTGGACTGGTACGCCAGAGAAGAGAGAGAATGTTTCCAACCTACGACCTGAGCAGGAAGGCTTGTATAACCAGGCTGTGAATGCAGGGAAGGGACGCGGTGGTGGTGGTGCATTCGGAGATGCCGCCGACTATTATCGAAATAACCTAAGCGATAACCCAGCGGACTTCGATGCCTTTGCTGCACCAGCTCTAAGGCAGTATAATCAAGACATCGTACCTGGAATATCCGAGCAATTCGCTGGTATGGGAGCGGGAGGAAGTGGATTATCTGGGTCTGGATTCCAAAATGCGCAGATTCAAGGCGCAACAGATCTATCCGAACGATTAGCTTCGATGCGCGCCGGACTACGGCAGCAAGCTGCTCAGGGGCTGCAAAATATTGGTCAGACGGGATTGCAGAACTACAGCACCAATATGCAGACAGATCCTGGAACGGAGGGTATGGCATCATGGGCAGTCCCAGCCGCTCTCACAGCTGCGGGAACTGCAATCGGAGGTCCGGCTTTAGGGGCTGTTGGTAATATAGCTGGTCAGGCTGTGACTAACTGGATGAGTCCGAAAGGAAAATCTAGTCCATACGGTGGTGCGCCAGGCCGGGTCGCTCCTAGAGCTAGCCCAAATATAGGCGGAGGGGTAGCGGGCATGCAGATGCCGAACTTTATGCAGGGTAGTGGGAGGGGATACTAATGGTTCAGTATATCAGCAAGGGAAGTCTATTTGGGCGCATAGGTACTAACCTTGGTAAGGGTCTGGCAGAGCAG